AGACACTAAATTAATTTCTCCTTCAATTCGTCGTAAATTAGGGGGAGCATGGAGTTCTTGGTATAAATTTTGGACACAGTCAAATACTACCGTAGATGCAAATGGGTTTATTAAGTCATCTTCACCAATCGTTAAGCTATTTGCTGACTCAATAGAATTAAATGACCAAGCAAGAAAACAGCCGGTTGAATTTGAAAAAATTGATGTAGGTAATTATCTTCTAAAAGGTTCTTTGGGTTTTGCTCAAGAAGGTTGGTACATTGAGTTACCCAAAGATGCCAACGGTAATACAGTGGTTGCCGTAGAGTATTCAACTCTAGAAAATGGCGACATTTCAATTAAGACCTATAAGCGTAAATTTGATTTTGAGCTTGCTGCAGTTGTTGCTGATCATGAAAATCCAATGGATATTCCATTAACCCGTTGGATCGATATTCGATTACATGAAGAACCTGAGCCAGATTCCGAAATTATTCCAACAAAGACTCCTATAGACTTTCAACCAACAAATTTATCCGAGGCTGTAGCTGCTGCAATGGCAGGGGTAGAACCTCCGGAAATCTCAGACACAGACGAAACACTTTAATAACCCGCTTAAACAGCGGGTTTTTTATTGCCTAAATTTTGGAGAACCATAAATGAGTTCAGGCGCAAAAATTCGATTATATGCTTGTGAAGAAGCAGTCTTGGGGACGACACCAGCAAATCCAATTTGGTACACCGTTCGAAGAGTAACAGATGGCTTATCAGAAAACGTATCTACTGAAGAAAGCAGCGAAGTAGTGGATTCACGCTATCGACAAGGCGGGGTAGTTACTGAAGCCGAAGTGGCAGGGCAGTTAGAGTTTGAACTATCTCTTGGAACATTTGACTTATTCTTAAGTGCTTTAGCCTTTAATAACTGGGCGACAAACAGCTTAACAATTGGCGGTACTGTTCGAAAATCATTAACGTTAGTTAAAGTTTTTGAAGATATTGGGCAGGTGTTTATTTACCGTGGAGTTCAGGTCAATTCTGGTGAAATTACTATCCAGACTACAGGAAAGATCACTGGTAACTTTGGTCTTGTAGGTAGCTCATTTACTAGACAGCAAGTCAACCCTGTTGTAAATCCGGTTGCAGCTTCAACACGTCCACTGGTCAGTATGCCAAACGTGGAAAACTTGCTTGTAAACGGCCAGTCAATTCAGGGTAAAGCGTGTCTACAGTCTCTTACCATTTCTATCAATAACAACCTTGAAGCAATCCGTTGTATCGGTTCGGGTAAGTACACACCAGAGTTCTATATTGAAAAGATGATGGATATTGAGGCGAATGCTTCTTTCATGTTCTCGTCAACTTCAGCAGGGTGGATTGATGCCATTAAAACCCGAGATGTGTTTACATTGACCTTTGATATTAAAGACAGCAAAGGCAGTAAATATTCGTTTAACTTCCCGCAACTGGAAGTCATGGAAGCCAATCACCCAGATGGCGGTGGTGACGACATTATTACTGTAGACATCAACTTTGCCCAAGTCCGTACAGCGCCAACGATTGTGCGTGCTCTTGTTTAATCAGCTCATTCAGTAACAAAGCCTATGGAATCCCATGGGCTTTTTTATTTCTAAAATTTCAGAGGTTGTTATGGCTTTAAAAGTCGGAATTATTAAAAGCTCGGACGTATCAAAATGGTGCGAATACAAAGGTGCTGATGGAGAGGTACAGGCAGAATTTAAAGTCCGTGGTATCGCTTATAAGCCTTTTCAGGTAGCTATTGAACGAGCAGGAAATCAGATCTCGTCTAAAGGCTATGATGTGATGGTCAAAGATGAAAATGCCAAGCTTTACCACGAGCTTTTAATGGATGCATGTGCTGCCCACTTAATTGAAGACTGGAAAGGTGTGGTATTTGCCGAAATCGTAGACGGTAAAACGGTTGAATCTGAAAAGCCCTATACACCTGAGAATGCCTCAAAGCTTCTTAATCTTGGTGATATTGGTATTTCAATCTGGCTATTCATTAAAGAACAGGCCCAGAAGATTCAGGAAGAAGCAGACAAGGACAAGGCTTTAATTCTGGGAAAGTCATCGATCTCTACAAATACCAAAAAACGTATGCGTCGAAAACGCCGCACGAACTCGAACAAATCAAGTTCTTAGGTGGCCGTATTCCGGATCCGCCAGAATATTCGTATGCGGCTGATTCCATTCTTTCGGCATTTAGTACTATTGCCAGATCCAGACGGTATGAGCAGGGCATCCCTTTATCTTTAGATCAGCAGGCAATCAATGTCTATGCAGAGCATAATGATTTACCAGTAGCTGCTCATATCTTTAATGACTGTATTTTTGCATTGGATAACTTGTTTTTAGATGAAGCCCATAAAAAAATAAATTCCAAGTCCTCAAAAAAGTAACCCTAGAGTTATTTACATATAATAACTCTAGGGTTATTATTATCTCATCAAGTTAATAAGGGATTGGTGTGAAAAGTCTGGATTTAATCAAAATGATTGAAGCAGATGGTTGGTATGAGGTTAGGGTTTCAGGAAGTCATCATCACTTTAAACACCCAACCAAAAAGGGGTTAGTTACAATCCTACATCCTAAAAAGGATTTACCAAACGGAACTGTTAAAAGCATTTTGAAACAAGCGGGTCTAAATTGACCCGCTGTTTCCCGACTTTAAATACTATATCCCTTACAACTAATCATAACGCAGTGGGCGATATGTTTATGCCAAGGGCATGGAGTGTTGAGATGTTATATCCAATTGCAATTGAACGAGGATCAGATACTGAGGCATTTGGTGTCACTGTTCCTGATATTCCAGGTTGTTTTAGTGCTGGTGACACACTTGAAGAAGCTATTGAGAATGTTAAAGAAGCTATTTCAGGCCATTTAGAAATATTGGCTGAAGATGGTGAGGAAATCCCATTAGCTTCCGAACTAGTTAAATTTGTCGATGATCCTGAATATAAAGGAATGATCTGGGCGGTTACCGAAGTTGATGTTAGTCGTTATCTGGGTAAACCAGAAAAAATCAATGTTACTTTACCAAGCCGTTTGATTCGTAAAATTGATGAGAATGTAGGTAAAGGTAAGAGATATACTACTCGATCGGCTTTCTTGGCTGCTGGTGCTGAAAAACTTTTACATGCATAGCCTGATTTAAAAGACCACCTTCGGGTGGTCTTGCTTTATGTGACATTTAATGATCAGTTTGTTAAAGTTAGTACACTTTATAACAAATGGATTACATTATGAAAAAGGTTTTAATGGCGGGATTTCTTGGATTCGGCTTGGTAGGGTGCGTATCAATGCCAACACCTACAGATAAACCTATGACAGATATAGTTGAAGTTGTTGATGTTGGTGGTAAAACTAAAGATCAATTATTTGAACAATCAAAAGTTTGGATTGCTAGGTCGTTTAAGTCAGCAAACAATGTAATTCAATATCAAGATAAGGCGTCAGGACGTATTATTGGCAAAGGAAATATTCCTTTTCCTTGCAGTGGGTTTATTGATTGTGGTGCTTTCGGCAAAGACAAGGTTAATTTTACTATTCAAATAGATACAAAAGACAATAAGGCTCGCGTATTTATATCGGACATAACTGCAACCTCATTAACGTATGTTCAGGGTGGAATTAATAATATTGGACAAGAAAGACCAATATTGATTCTTGAGCATCAGCAACGAATTGATGCAAAACTTAAAGAAGTAGTTCAACAATATAAGACTGATGTGGTTAAGCAACAAGTCGATAATAATTGGTAATTAACATGAGCACTCAGGGCATGGGTGTTCTTATTTTATTAAGTATTAAATTGTAGTGATTAATATGAAAAAACTTATTTTATTATTGGCATTGGTTTTATTTCCTGTAATAGCTTTAGCTAAAGGGCTTGGTTACAGCAATACTCAGTGGGGAATGAATCCCGAACAGGTGGTCAAGGCTGAAAAAGGTAAGGCGCAAATTATTAAACCAAAGAAATATGACTCTGGTTTAAGTAAGGTGCAGATAGAAGATCTAGAAATTGATAAAAGTAAATATACGGTTAATTTTATTTTTGATAATTCAGATCATCTAATAGAGACAATAATTACTAGCAATGAAAAAGAGAGTGCTGGAATTATTAATCTGCAATTTGCCTCATTAAATAAGTTGCTTAGTCAAAAATATGGAAAACCTCAGTTTAGTGATGAAAAGACTGTAACTTGGAAAACTAATAGCACTACTATTGAGTTAAGCCGAATTGCAATTGCAAGTATTTCATTTGCTCAGGTTAGTGTGAGTTACTACCCTAATAGTAAAGCAAGTGCAGATGCTTCAAAATTATAATTTTCTTGGTATTAAAAAAGCACCCTAGGGTGCTTTTTTAATACCAAAAACAAAACCCCGATGCGTCAACATCGGGGTTTTTTACAACTTAACCGGAGCAAGATTAAGGAGAAATACAATCTATGCCTGAAATTATAGCAGTAATTGTGCAAAAAGTAGAGGTAATTATGAAAGAACATGGCTACTGGAAAGTAACAGGATCTGTTTTGCTTGGCATTTTGATTTGGCAGTTTTCAAACATACTTAATGCAACTGCCAAATTGATTGAGGTCATTCGATGAAAGAAAAATATAATTGGTGGGATGCATGTAAGTCATCATTCATAATTTCCATACCAATCCTAATCTGGAAATTACCAGAAATCATTGCAGCGATTAAAGCCTAAAACCGACCTATAAATGGTCGGTTTTTTATTGCCTAGAGGAAAGTAAAATGGCACAAGAATCACGTCTCGTCATTGTAATTGATGCAAAAAATGCAGAGCGAAATGCGCGTAATCTAGGCAATGAATTAGATAGCATTGAGCGCAAGGGAGACTTTGCCACGAAGTCTATGGATGGTTTGTCTGTCGCTACGCGTCAACTTGCTGGACACATGGCTGGTTTATTAACAGTAGGTTCAGCCATTTCAAAGATGGATACATATACTGGATTACAAAATCGCCTTAAGTTAGTCACTAACAATCAAGTTGAACTAAATAAAGCAACGGAAGACACTTTCCGAATTGCTCAAAAAACCTATTCAGCTTGGGATTCTGTATTACAGGTATATCAACGCTTTAGTGACAATGCTAAAACACTGAATTTAACTATGGATGACACAGCACGTTTAACTGAAACAGTTTCTAAAGCTGTAGCAATTAGTGGTGCAAGTGCAGAAGCTGCTGATGCAGCTTTAGTTCAATTCGGACAAGCGTTAGCAAGTGGTACATTGCGTGGTGAAGAGCTTAATTCTGTAATGGAGCAAACCCCAGCACTAGCAAAGGCTATTGCTAAAGGTATGGGTATTACAGTAGGTGAATTACGTTCAGTAGCTGCTGAAGGAAAAATCACTTCACAGGAAATCGTTAAAGCACTTAAAAATGTTCAAAATGATGTAGATGCATTATTTGCTAAAACTGATATTACAATCGGGCAGTCTCTCACACTCCTAAACAACGAGATCACAAAATTTGTTGGCGAAGCAGGTAAGGGAAGTGGTGCGGCACAGGTATTAGCTGGATCAGTTCAAACTCTTGCAAGTAATTTAGATTTAATTGCTGATGGGGCTTTAGTAGTTGGTATTGGATATATCACTCGTGCAATTTTGATGAAGAGCGCTGCTATTAAAGAGGGAATGGCTTCAACTTTAGCGAGCCGCCAAGCATCTGTATTAAATGCTCAAGCAGAATATGCAGAAGCTACCGCTGCTTTGAATGCAGCAAAAGCTCATCTCGCGAATGTGCGAGCAACAAATGCAGAAACCCAAGCTAAATTTGGAGCAACTGCGGCAGCAACTCGATACGCACAAGCACAGGCAGCAGTAACTGCTGCTACAAATGCACAAACTGCTGCGCAAACACGCCTCTCAGCAGCTTCTTCTTTAGTTGGTAGTATTGGTAGCCGAGCATTAGGACTTATCGGAGGTCCAATTGGAGCAATTACCTTAGGTGTATCCGCTCTGGCTGCAACTTACACTTATTTTAAAGGTAAGGCAGAAGAAGCGAATAGAACTCTCGCTGAACAAGCCGAAGTGGCTAACCGTACTGCTGAAGAATTAAAAGGCTTAAAAGGTGAGGCAAAAACCAAAGCTATTAATGACTTAACAACGGCTTTTAAAGCTCAAAATGAGGAGTTGAAAAAAACAGAAATGGCTGTTGGTTCAGCTTTAATTGATATTCAAAACTACGGTAAAGGTAATGTTGAACTTACAAGGATTTCTAATGAAGCTCGATTGGGCACGATTAGCTACAAGGAGGCTATGGAGCAACTTGCTAAGCAGAAGTTACCCCCAAGCTTAAGAGATGCATTGAAGGAGCAAATCGACAAATATAATGAAGCTTATGAAAAGGCTGATAAGACCAAAACAGCCATTAAATTGCTTGGTATTGAAGTTACTTTAACGGGTAACAAAGCACAAAATGCAGCAATTGAGCAGCAGAAACATGCTGATGCCATCAAGAATACAAAACAGGCTGCAGATGAGGCTCAAAAGTCCTTACAGAAAATGTATGCAGATAAATTGTGGGATACGCAATTTGTCGAGATAGTAATGAAAAAGGGTTTTTCTGAGTCTCAGGCTAATGATTTACTGAAGCTTTATAAAGATTCATTAGCTAAGGGTCTTAAGGCAGCAGACCGAGAGGCTATGAAAGCATTAACGGATACTTGGAAAGCAGAAGAATCAATCAAAGCCATCACGGATGCTAGAACTGATTCAATACGTGAGCAAAACAAGGAGCTTAAAAATCAGCAAAAAGTACTAAATGTAAATGCGAAAGTCCTAGCAAATGCTTCAAAATTCGGCTTTGCAGATCTGGAGTCTAAATACAAACTTCCATCAGGAACATTATCCGCGATTCATATGATCGAATCTCGAGGTAATGCAAAAGCCTATAACAAAGAAACCGGAGCCACTGGTGGATTTCAGTTTCTCGAAGGTACTGCCAAGCAATATGGCGTAAAAGACCGCACTGATTTAGCACAATCTGCTGAAGGTGCCGCTAAGTACATGTCTTATCTTTTGAAGCTTTTTAAAGGTGATTTAGAAAAGGCTGTACGTGCATATCATGCAGGTGAAGGCAATGTAATGAAGGGTAAAGGTATTGGTAAAAATAATAATCAATACTGGAAAGACTATCAAAGTTACATGGCTGGTATTAATGGCTATTCTGCTGGTGATATCTCATCAAAAGACTTTGATAAGCTTATTCAAGATACCACTAAAATGGCCGAGGAGCAGGCAAAACTTCGTCTTCAATTAGAGAATGAGGTTGCTAATCAAGTAACAAAGATTAGGTATGATCTGGCCAAAAAACTTGAGGATGTTGATAAAGCTAACTTTAGCCCAGAACGCAAGGCCGAAACTAAAGCAGAACTTCAAGCACGTGCAGATAATGATATTGCTATTGCTGAGCAAGCTACAAAGACTAAGCTTGATTCATTCCGAGACTACACAAAGACGGAAGAGCAAATATTAAAAGATAGCTATGCCAAGCGTCAGTTTGAGGCCGAGCATGACCTAGATTTAACTAAAGATCAGCGTAAAGAGGCTGTTGATCTATTAGCTCAACAATTAAAGCAAGAACTTGGGTTAATGCAATTAGCTCAGGAACAGCGTTTATTTCAGGCACGCTTATCATTGCTTTCCGAAACTCAAGCCATGCAGGAACGTTACAGACTAGAACGGGAGGAAATTCTTAAGAATACCAAGCTTTCTATAGAAGAGCGGCAAAAGCTAATCGCATTGTCTAAAGCCAGTCAGGATAAAGAGACTCGTGATAAGGTGAATAATGCTGTTCAAAATTGGGGTAATATCCAAGCCGATATGAATGGTACCGGAGAATTTTTCAGACAGGATCAGGAACGATTTAGCCGTTTAAATGCTGCAAATGATTTAGCAGATAGTCAATTTGCTGCTACTGATCTTGATGAAAAAAATGGTTTAGATACTCTAAATGCACAAATGGAAGCAGGACTCATTAAGCAACAGGACTTCGAAAACCAGAAAACAGCAATCATTCAAGCTGCTCAGGACCAACGCAATCAGATTGCTGCCGAATATGCTCAGAATGCTCAGGATATTGAAGATAAATATCAGCAAGATCGTTTGAACACCCAAATTGCATTTGGTGGCCAAATGATGGGTTCACTTACATCGATGTTTGGTTCAATGTTTGGAGAGCAATCTAAAGCATATAAGATCATGTTCGCCGCTGATAAAGCTTATGCCATTGCAGCTGCTGGTATTGCGATTCAGCAAAGCATTGCTCAGGCAGCAAAGGTAGGTTTTCCAACAAACATTCCTTTGATTGCTAGTGCTATTGCTCAAGGTGCAAGCATCATTGCAAACATCCGGGCAATCAAAGATCAAGGTTTTGCTGAAGGTGGTTATACAGGTCGGGGTGGGAAATATGAAGTTGCGGGTGCTGTGCACAAAGGCGAAATTGTATGGTCCCAAGAAGACATTAAACGCTGGGGTGGAGTTGGTTTAGTTGAGAAAATGCGTAAGAGTGCAAATCCTGAAGCTTTTCTCAATAACAATGCCTCGGGTGATAGTGTCATGCGCCGTGCAATGATGAGCTCTAATGCCTTTATAGAAAGCCAAAAGCAATCGGACATCTTTAATCAACCGGTTCAAGATACTCAGATTATCTATAAGGGTAATAGAGACACACCTAAGTTAGCATCTTCGGCAAGTTCTGACCTATTCCATGATGGCAAGGTCTACTTTTCATACAATGGTTTAGTTCAGGATCGCTCAAATCTGGATGATGTTCAGGACTTCACGAGAGGTCAAGCTGCTCGACCTCAAGCTGAGATTATGCCTTCAATTGAACCTTCTACACCTACTATCAATTTCAAAATTGAAGTGATTAATCAGGTGAGTGGAGCAACAGTTGAAGCCGAACAACTGGACGAGCAAACAGTCCGGATCATTGTTAAAGATGAACTGGATAAGCAGCTTCCAAGAACGGTACCTAAGCTTGTAAGTGATCAAATCGCAAATCCAAACTCAACCATTAGTCGGTCTTTGACTGAGAATACGACAGCGAGAAGAAATCGTACTTAATAATTTGAACCCTTTTCGGAGGGTTCATTTTCATAATATTTAAATTTCAAGGTGATAGAGTTTGTTGGCATTAAAATTGATGGTTAAGACATGAAAAAAATAATTGTAATTTCTATAACACTTTTAGGCCTTACGGGATGTGCCATTCCTGCGGTAAATAATCTCGTAAGATCCACAAATATGTATCAAGATGAAATAGCAGGTGATACAGCGAATTTAAGGGTTTATAGAAGTAATGTACCTATGGTGCAGTTCTATATTAGTTATCAAAATAATAAGGGTGAAAAAATTTCAAAAAACCTAATAACTAAGCAGATTTCAAATAATTTATCAAAGTATGGCTCTATGCATGAGCCAAAAAAATTAAATATGCCTAAACCCACAATCAGTTTAAATAATGGTGAAGAGTTTTTTGAGTTTAAAGTACCCGCAAATAAGAAGTTAACTTTCAGGCTTACTTCAGTTATTGGGTCAACTACTATGTATAGTTGTGATGTAAAAATGGACTATCAGTTGGAAAGAAATGGAAATTATGAATTGATCCGTTTTAAACAGATCAAAGATTTTGTGAATCCAGTTTTACTGACTGAACCATCTCAAGATGGAGCTTACTGCAAGTTTGTAGTGAAAGAGATTTTTGAAGATGGTAAAGAAACTATTATTAAATCGATTTCTTAATGTTAAATCGTTTATGTAATTAATTTAAATATCTAAACCTTATTTCATCAAACCACCCTTCGAGGTGGTTTTTTATTACCTGAAGGAAAGTTATGTACAAGTTAAAGCTAAATCCTCAGACCAGCGGCTATGGCGTAACACC